GCCCCGTTTAATAGCTATACCAAAACAAAAAACCATCACCTAAGGCCACAAGATGATAATTTTCATCATCATCTTCTGATCTTTACTATTAAGTCTTTCTTTCTGAATACGTCAGGAAAAGTGCTATCCCATTCTAATTGAATTAAATGTGTTACATATTGATTAAAAAGTGTTACTACTGTTGAATAAATGTGTTACTACTGTGCTGCTACGATTGCTGCGGATAGATGCAGTTTAAGCGTTGGAGAGGTAACCTCCATTGGCAATGTACCCGACGGTCGTAGCGACGCCGTTAGGGTATCCACTTATGGCCTTGACATTGTGCGGCTGGTATCCGAACACGGCGAAGTCGTCTCCCACAGCTTCGTAGACTTCAATGTCCCAGGTACCAGCGGCCTTCAGGTTGTCGAGTTTAACAGATATAAATCCTGCGACACCTGGAACCGCTCCGATGTTCTTAGCCAAATCGACATCGGAAGGGATGACTGGGAGAATGTTGTAGTGCGTGGTGAAGGGGACTTCGATGTCAATCATGTATGAACCGTCTCCCATTGGGCTCATATGTTCTGTAGCAAGGCCACCTTGCTGATTGGCGCTGGACACTCCGTGCCAGAATGTATTGAATTGGGTTCCTCTCCATTTCAATACGTTGTCCATGTACATAGGTACAAATTTGACAGATGGTGGTGTAGGTCGGAGGAACTTGGTTGGGAGAATCGCGGTCGCACCTGTCAAATCGGACACCCAGAGTGGTGACGCTACAATGCGGTATTTCATGTGTCCCTGCCAGGCAGCAAAATGCTGCAGAAGTGGATGTCGGGGGCGGACCATGAAATTGTAGAGGGTGGCCTCTCTACTGGTGAACATCTGTGCGGCTGCGTCAACGTTGGGTCCAATCTTGGCGAGAGCTGGAGCTTTCACGGTGGTAGCTGAAACCACCATGGGGCAGAAGGTGTTGGCGGTCGAATTGTCCTTGATGTTGACGAGGAAGTGGCGTCTCACAAGCTCCATCAAGTTCTTGGGGAGATGTTCAAACTTCTGTCCAGGTTGGACAACGCACGCTTCCATGGTCTCGGTCTTTGCTTCCTGTGCGGTCACTGCTGTGGCGTCAACTTCCTCTGGTGTCAGCGTCGATTCTACAACTTCTACGTCTCCCTCAGCTACGAACTCAGGCTCCTCGTTCTCCTCGCGGGCTCTCATGATCACATCTCCTTCAGCTGCAACAACGGTAGACTTGGTGTACAAGTCGCATCTCTGGATCCTCATGTTCACCTCCTTCAACTCGGCAACTAGAGGGTTCTGGAGTTCAACGTACACGAGCACGTCCACATCCTGGGCTACGGTGTCATTAGCCTGGAGTTGGTTCATCACGGTGATGCTCAAATTCGCCATGGTGTAGTCTTGGATCGGGTGGTTGACGGCACTCGGGACACCGAAGTCCACAGTTCTCAAGAACTCGGTTCCGGCACTCCAAGGGATGAGCATGCTATTGTTGTAGTTGTCGTCAGAGAAGTCCATAACTCGAGAAATGGGCACGTTGCGGTCGGTGGTCAAGGTGGTGGGTGATCCGTAGTTGATGGTGAGCATCAGTTTCCCGGCGTGGAAACGGGTTCTCACAGCTTCGAAGGTCAGTTGGAAGTCGGTCTTGAAAAAGTTGAAAGTGTTCAAGAGCATCAGTTGGTAGTTCATGTTGTGGTCCCAGGGTCCGGTCGTTCCATCCGCTAAGATGGAATTCAAGTTCATCGTGTAAAGCACGTCTCCTGGCATGTCAGTGGTGGCCCATGTAAATTTCTCCCATAGAAATTTACGAGACATAAGTTTCCCTATGTCTAGGTCTTCACTGGCAATTCGGGATGCTGCTTCACGGTACATGGCGGATGGGTGCAATTGGAGGGCGGTGCAGGGAGCTAATCCGTAGCTCCTAGACATTGATGGTAGTTGTCCAAAGGTTGGAACAGCACCACCAGCTAGTGGGGGGTTGTGCATCGGCATTGGAATGGTGGCCGATTGCTCCAGGCTTTGGGAACCTGAAGTATCCGGGGCATAGTGGCCCTGGTAAGGCACATTACCTCCTACATCGCTAATGGTGATGTTCTGGGTGTTGTTGACAGTCGAAACGTTAGCTCCTTCCGTCACAAAGTCATGGTCAGGTTCGAAGGCTTGCAGAGCAGCCATTCTAGATTCATCATGGATCTGCTTTGTAATCGTTGTAAGATTCGTTCTGGTGCGCGACATTACAGTTGAAAATCGTTCGTATCTCCTTCCGGTGATAGGATCGGATTTTCCAACTATAGGTATTGGGCGCGGGATGGCGAATCTGCTCTTCAAGAATGACGAGCGCAAGGTGATTGTTGCGGTGGTGGCGTCTCCGACGGTTCGGAGAGGCGATACCACTACAACGTTAGCGCTTCCAGTACAATCGAATAGCGATTCAACGAATGAAAAGGTGTTCAAAGCGGATCTAAAACTCTTAAACTGTATCAGGAGGTTCTGGGTTGAACTCCTGTTAGGTTCAAGGGTCACATGGTTCATCTGGAATAGTGATTCTGGGTCGTGTGCAATGATGGTCTCACCAGCAGGGTCGATATTGGCTCCGAGTGGATTCTCGTATACAATAACTTTACCTTGCTGAGATGGGTTTCCGGTGATCTCAAAAGTCAAAAGCAGGTCGTGTGTGGTGTAAATATAGCGTTGGAATGCCATATTTTGGACGTTGTCGGGGTTTCCTAATGCTAGCACGTCTCGGGGTAGCAATAGGGTGGCTAATTTGGTGGCGGCGGGTTGTTCGGCGGTCCATACTAATTCTCCTCTGTACATCTGGCTTTCCAAGCCGTACTCTGTTCCGGTCGCAGCAGCGTTAACTGCCTTGCTCGCTAAAATGTCGAAAGTCACGGGTTCCGTGGTCGACATTTGTTCACGAACAGCGGTCGCGGTCAAGAGTCCGGGTCCAGGTCCTTCTGTGACGAAGAGGTAATCTCCGTCCATTCGATTCGAAATCTCTATACTCCTAGATTTCCAGTTGTACTTGCGGATGCCTGAGACTTCGGGTTCGATTCCGGCCTCAGCGTAGGCGGTGGCGATGTCGTTGTAGAGCTCTTCGTAAAACTCCTTCCCCCAGACTGTTGCATAGTCGAGCATGGCTCTGACTGTTGGGAAATCCTCGTTGGGCGAGGTTTTCCATTGCAAAGTCTGGTAGATGGTGTCTTGTTTCATAGCTCCTGTCCATAGTCCGTTCAGTTTGGTGGGGTGGGCTCCTAGGAATGTCAACTCAGAGAAAACTTTGAGATTTTCTCCTACTTCTTTGGTCTTGTCGGCGTCGGTGTACTTCTGTCCAAGCGTGTCCTTCATCACTCTCGCAATCTCTCGGGGTATGAACCCGGCTTTCTCGGCTTCTGGGGATATCCACAGGATGTGGTCATCTCCCAGAATCTTCACTCGGATGTTGTCGTCGAAACTCAGGTGGGGGCACAAGATCTTAAAGCATATCCTAAAATAGGCTTCAAGGGTCACACAGTTGAGGGGCGTGGTGAAGAAGCATCCTGAAAAGTTGTTGCATTCGGTCTTAAATTGGTATGAACCAACTTGGGCAGGGGTCTCGGTCTCGTGGTCAATCATGAATGCGTCCATGGTCGGTGCGTTCCTACCAGTGATGACGGTGTTCATGTGGCAGATGAATTCGTAGGCAGGTCGTCTAATGGCTTTGGCGTAGTTGATGTCCATTTGTTGCAGGTCTCCGTCGTAAAATCTATTTCCAATTCCGTCTCCTAATTCGGTCAAATATTCGTAAATCGCGTTCATCTCATACGAATACTGGTTCACTCCTATGGCAGAAGGGAACATCTTTGAGTTTTGTAGCATGATCAAAAAGGGGCCATAGATCATTCGGAAGGCTACTAGGCAAATCAGGTCGTTGGAATAGATCATACGGGTCTTGGTCTTCATGATTTTCTCAGCGGATACTAACTCGTCCTTCAAGTATCCGATGAAAACATGGTCAATGGTCTTGGGGTCTTGGTTGTAGTCAATCATCTCCTTCAGCTTGCGGTCAACCATTTTCTTGAATTCGGGGTCGTAGTGGAATTCACCTTGGTCGTCAAACCAGATGAACTCTTTCTTTCCTTTGGAGGTGGTGGTCTTGAGTAGTGGGTATCCGGGTGAAGTTTGGACTCGGAGGGAACTGAGTAGTCCGGGTATTCCTTTGCAGGCTTCTTCGAACGTCAGTCTTCTCCTAATCGGTGGCTTCACGTGGTTCATCCAGGCGTATTCCATGTCAGAAAACACTGCGCAGATCAAATTGTCATCAATCTCTTTCTTGGGGCGGTTCAGTGTTCGGAACATAGATACTACGCGGGGGTCTCGTCCTCCTGAGCGTGGGTCATTGCGTGATAAGACGGCGGGCGTCTTGACAGATGGTTTCTTCAGCTTTCCGTGCAGAAGGGAGGGTCGTAGTTTGGTGTTCGGTGATTGACTGATTTCCTGGTCCTTAGTAATTGGCTTAATGTAAGTCATATTCTTAAGGACGAACGTCATGGTCTCCTCGGCTTCCTCGGGCGGCACTTCTTCCATCACAGCGTTAATCGCGAAGGCGATGACCATGGTGTTCTCTTCCTCGTCGGTCATCTTCGCTCCGTAGGCCAGTTCATGGCGTCTCTTGTCAGCTTGCAGAAGTCGGTCCTTGGTGTCTTGGTCGGCGGTCTCGTAGTTCGTGAACATGGGGCTGTTGAAGTCGGGTTCGTAGGGAGGGATGTCGGTGTCGGTCGGGCAGTCGTTGTACATGGTGACTGCGCGGGGGTCTCCTTGGGTCACTAGGTCGGGTGTGTCATCAATATCAAAGCTCGTTCCTCCGGAGAGGGCTTTGATCATGTCCTCAATCTCTTCTCTCATCAAGGTGGGTCCAGCTCCTTGGGCTTGAGGGCCTTTGATTCTGGTTCCAGCTACATGCATTCCGATGACTAATCCAGCCATGTGTCCTGTTACGGCCACGACTACGCTTCCACAATCTCCTTTCTCCGTGGGCATGTAGTATCTCCAGGCGTCGGGTAGACTGTAGCTTCCTCCTTCTCCGGTGTAGTCGTCGTGGTATCCAAGGTTGCTCCATCTCTTCGCAGAGGTGTACTTCTTTCCATCGCTGGTCTCCATCACTACTTGGACTACAGACTCGTTCACATCAACTAGGTCCATCATGGCACGGGTGGCAAATTTCTTGAGGTTGTTGGGGCTGGGTGGCAGTTTGCGGTTGTTAAAAGAGAATAACATAAGGTCATACTCAGTGGCAATTACTGCTAATTGCTCTACAAGGTCACATTCGTAGGTTTGCGTTCCGTGGGTGTATCTAAGTTTAATGCGGGGTTCGGTGGTCGATTGCAGTTGGCGTTTGAAACTGTGGAAGTAGGTCAGGTACAGGTTGTCTTTGAGGGGGAAGGCGCGGAATGGAACCCACCCTTCGGGGGTTAGGTAGGTCATGGTCACTGATCTTGGGAATTCGTCTGCTCCTTGTGTGGTCCAACGCGAAAAGTTCTTTTTCGGAACTGCTCGGTGTTTCGAGTTCTTCTTGGTGGTTGGTGATTCGGTTCCAAAGGTCAGGGGTTCGGCTTCTTCCTTCACAAACATTCCTGAGAGAACATCTATCGCGACTGCGAAGAGTCCTACCAGGACTCCTATCTTCATTCCGGTGAAGATCATGCTTCCTGCTGCTGTCTCAATGTCGCTTCTCCTAGCGACCATCATTCCAGCATCAGCAAGCGCGTCAGCAATCACGTCGGGCGTCTCTCCTTTGAGTAACTCCAATCTACGCATAACGTAGTCGTAATACTCTTCGTTGGTCAGGTGTCGGGTGTCGGTTTCGGTGGTTTCGTTCTGTTGAACTAAAGCTTCAACAATGGGGTTCTTGTTTCGGTGTGAGGTGCACACAGCAGGTCCATCTCCTCGCGTTACAGCATCACTGTTGCATCCAGTGACGGCGCAGGCCAGTCTGGTAATCCCCTGGGAAGGGAATTCACAGCTCAGCGCGTCATCACTGGGGGCGTTGGCGTTCTTCTCGGCGGCGGTGGCGTATTGGTGGTCTTCGCGGTGTTCTAAACAGCGGAATGGTCCATGGTATGTGGTTTCTCCGAAGAGCTCGTGTTCGTGTACAAGGCGGACAGGGCAATCACGGTGGGCACACTTGTGAGCGTGCAGCATGATTGCGCCTTTGTGTTTGGCGTGTGAGGTGGTGTTTACGGTGAGGTTGGCGGTGCTATACACAGGTACATCGGCTACTCCTCCAAGTTGGGTTTGGGGAAGAGTGATTCCGGTGCGTTGCCATTCGTGGCACGTCTTGGTGGTGTTGCATCTGGGGCACTTGTACTTCTTCGTCTTCTTTCCGTTGCAGGAGTTGACTCGTCCACAGCAAGCGTGGAGGTGGGAACCTCCAGGCGTGTAGGACAGTTCAACTTCGCGCTTGGTTTCCCAAGGCTGTCGGTAGCTAACGTCTCCGTCTAAGTCGCGCACAGAATCAAGTGATCCTGGTCCTTCGGCTTGGAATTCTTCGTCCTTTCCAAACCCTAGTAGCTGCCAGATAGCTGCCTTCACTCCTATGGATTTCACGGGGATTCCGTAGCACTCACGCATGACTTCGTTCATCAACACTTCGGGGTTAACATTGTCGTCGAATCCGTTTCCGAATGCGGCTCCAATATTCTCACATGTCTCACGGTGCAGTGCGTAGCGTTCTTTCAGTCGGTCGACTAGCTCTTGTTTCGTAATCCATCCATTGGGGTCAGGCACGTAGCCGGGATGTAAAATGGCGGGGTGGATTCGAAATTTGAGCCAGATCATACCGGCTATCTCTTCTCGGTTGTAGGCAGAGAGGTTAACACTGTTGGGCAAGGGTCGTCCGTTAGCGCCAATGTTCCAGCGGGTGTCCGCTGTGCACTGGGCTTCAATCACAAGTTGTCGGCGTCGGTTCAGGGCGGTTGAGTCAAGTCCTTCTACGTGGAACAGTGGGGTGTTGTTCATCGTTACTACCACTTTGGGTGATATCACGGTGCCTTTCACTCCTACTGTGATGTTGTCGGTTGAGGCCATTGGGGGCTGAAATTGGGCGGTTGAGCACAAAGATAGATACATCTTACCTGCATCCATCTTGTCTTGTGCTGATCCGTATAGGAACTCGTCCATTACTACCATATCCGGATCGGCACAACCACTCCAAAAGGGATCAGAGTTGCTGCGGTTGTAAATTTCAGTCTTACCAATGTCAAAAACGAGGCCAGCGAGTTGGGGGACGATAAGCGTCTTTCCAACTCCGGGGGGTCCGTAGATGTGTAAACTATAGGGCAATTGTCGTGTGGTGGGTGTGTTCTTGTACTGTGTAAGAATTGAAGCGAGTGCTCCCATTCGTACAAAGGGTCCTAGCATCATCGATTTCTTCGCGGGGTCTTTGAGGGCAAACATGAGGGTGGTTCCTTCTTTCAGGAGGGTGTTGACGGTCTCCATGAAAACTTTACTTTTCATCACTGAGGGCACCTTCTGTACTTGGAGTACAGCTAGTGTCCTCGAGGTCCACAGCTCAAGTCGGGCACTGTTCTTCATTTCGGAAGTTCCGAATTCTTCAATCAAGGCGGTACGGAGTGTCATTGGCAACATAACGAATAGGTGTGAACCTATCGATGCTAACACTGATCCTCCTACCATAAGTCCTGACATAGTCAAGGCTATGTTCTTAACACGGGTGATCGTTCCAGTCGAGAGTCCAAGGGCACCAATTAAGGCGCCTAGCAATGTGGCGGCGGCGGTGGGTGTGGCGGGTCCTTCTGTCTGCATGAGTTCTTCAACGCGTTGTTCGGCGTGGGATCGCTTGGGTCCAAGTTTCTTCACTAGTCTAAATGCTGCTAGAAGCATACCGGTGGTGATGAGGTATGCAGACTGCATTACGGTGAAAAGAAACAGGATGGCGATGAATATCACTCCTTTACGGATGATATCACCGCGAGGTGATCCTATTGCGGCGTCAAGTCCTTTCATGACAACACGTCCAAACAGCTTTACTAACCATGTGGTCAATTTCTGGAACAACTGATTGACAGCTTCGGAAACGAATCCGAAGACATCCTTCAAGAAGGTCCATACTTTCTCAAACACGGCCTTTAAAGCGTCGGCTATGCTGACGGCAGTGGTCTTGATGCTAGCGAATAGGCGGTTAAGCCATTCGGGGGTCCAGTCGGGTGATTCGGTGGTCATTGTCGAAAGCGAATATTTGTTCTTGTTACCAAAGTTGGTCTCAATTCCAAGGTACTCGCGGATGTAGTACAGGTCTATCCAAAAGCGGGGGTCGGCGTTGGTGGCTATGGAGTCGTCTTCCATTCCTAGAATGTATAGACTATAGAAGTTGTTTTTAACATCATCTACAATCTTATTCACTCCTAGAGCTTCGTCCGGGGCTCCTTGTCGTCTAAATGATTCCATAAGTCGTAGTCCGTTGGCGCGGCCTTTAACGTACATGCGTACGTTATGCCAAAAGGCAGGTTGTTCTTCTATACGGTGGTTCCAAATGTGGGTGTTAATCCACATAGCCTCCCTCGTATAGATACATGGGCAGTATCGGTGGTCTTTTTCTGCGCACTTGTTAGAGCAGCGCTGGGTGTCAATGTTGGCGGGTTTGCGTTCGTGTATTTTGATTTCAGTCATGTGCGAAAAGGGGTGAGCCTCTTCGAGCACAACTCTGGCGTATCGTTTAAATAGCCAATGATTAGGGTCTGAGAGTTGTCCAAGTCGAATTGCGGGGTCGGCATATTCCTGTGAGTAATCAGCAGGAACACTTAGGTTTACTGTTTTCGCCAAAGCGTAGCACTTAAGGTTACTCCCCTTCCCGGGGGCTCCTACTTCGTGACGGCCTTTGTCAGCTCCAGTTGAGCTTTTCATCGTCTCTTCCTCAAACGTTACTTTCTTCTCGTTCATCATCATTTGTTT